TGTGAAGAAAGTGCAGCCATAACCATTCGAGCTGCTCTTTACTCTAAAGTATACATTCAGTCTCCAGGAATAGGAGGACTAGGATAAGTCTGCAAGAGTGTCGAATATTCGATCAATTCTTACAGTTTTCTTTCCTGTTGTGGGTTAGTTACGGAAAAAGGCCACTCCATCACTAGATAGCCTGAAAGAGCACTTTATTCAGGTTTAGTAACAAAAACTTCCGTAGGACTGGTAGAACATAAAAATTCCAGAATATACTAGCTACTTTCATGGTGTGGTTTATTAAAACCATTTTGTGATATGGTATTGGATAACGAATATACAGAGTTTGATTATGCCAAAACAGCTAATTATTCAGAAAAAATGCATAAAAACAAAAGGTAAATTGATGATTACGAAATGAGTTTTCATTGGTCCCTATTGTTAGGAGTTTCATACAGCTCCTTTATCAAAGGTGATAAAAATATGTATGTAGGTGGTTTCAGTAAACCGTAATGTGAACAAGGAGATCCTTTACTAACGTTATCAGAGCGCAATATCAGTATTTTTAATGTAATGAAGAAATAAACATTTAAAATAATGCGTTATATATTCTTTCGGCACGCCCTACCAAGGACCGACTGCTGTTCTGTTATTGACAGAAATATACTTCCAACCCTGTCAATCGGGCTGCATAATAGATTAACCTTCGCTGACTGTTCGAAGGTACCGTTCATTGTTAACGGATCAAAGATAGCTACAGTTGCTAACAATAAAAACTAAAAACAACAGAAGAAAACTGTTTAGAAAAAATAACCAAATAGAAAGAGACCTTAATAAAGATAACAATATTAAATGGTTAAATCAGTTCCTATGAGAATGGACAGAAGTCCTATTTATCCGAAACTTCCTTAAACACTAAGAATGACTAATAGAGAATTTATTACTTCATTAAGTAATCCGAGTGCTGAAGGATTTCATTTACTCCATGCTTTAAGAATATAAGCCGGGAATTTTAAAACATTCCCTTGGTTTTATAATTTAGCTTTAAAATTTGATAAATATAAACTAAATTCTTTAAAATTTATTTACGAAGCTAAATGTCCGTCCACCACGGCAGGATCCTTAGTGTTTGTTATATATTCGGATGTGAATTAACCCCCTCCATAAAGCCTATAACAATGTTTTACCTCTTAAAAGAATTGTAAACAGATATAGGCTTATACTTAGGGTGTTTTGATTCCTGACAGTCACATAAAGATGTCTAACAAAGAATTTTTTATAAGAGCTGCAGATACTCAAACAACTGAATCGCTATTACATGACGCAGCTATAATGTATATTTATGCAGATACCACTACTTAACATATTGCATTAGGAAATTTATTTGTAGAATATGATATTACTTTAATTGATCCTGTACCAACATAAGATACAGGATATACATTGTGTACCAATGCTGCTGCAGAGAATCCACTAGATTATCTGACGTATAATCATTTATAATCATCAGTTAAAATTGTTGATGGTCGCACTATGAATATAATGAAGGAAGGAACTTATTACCTGGAGACATATGCTCTCAATAGCCAGGGAAATAGTGCTCTCTCCTCAACCAATTAACTATCGTCTACTCTTATGGAGAGTTATG